TCGCGCAGTCCTCGTCCGTGCTGTCCTCGATCGAGGTCACGGCGTAGGTGTTGAACTCTTCCTCGGTGATCCGCTCGTACGGAGCCTGAGCTCGCGTGCCGTCCGGCATCAGGGTCGTGCCCTTCAGCTCCGGCAGCCAGCTCTTGATGAGCGCGGCGGCCTCGTCCACCGAGTACTTGCCCTCCGGGAAGTTCACGGTGAAGCTCACGGCGTTGTCCGCGTACTCCGTCTGGTACATGGCCTGGAAGGCGAGCATGGCGGAGAGGTCGACCTCGTCCGCGGACTCCACGATCTCCGGGTCGTAGCCCATGGCCTCGACCTCGGCGACCAGCTTCTCCTTGGTCGGGTAGGCCACGACCATCGTGTTGCCGGACTGGTCGTAGATGCACTTCTCGACCAGGTGACCGGCGTTCACCGCCTCCTGGACCATCGCGACCTGGGCCGGGTCGGTCATCGAGAAGCGGACGCGACGGTTGAAGTAGCGGGCGTAGATGGTGTGCACGCCCTCCGTGACGCCGGGCATCTTCGCGATCGAACCGGTCGGTGCCACGGTCGTCACCTTCACGGGCTCGGGGATGCGGCGGTCGAAGGCGTACTCGCGGGCCTGCTCGCGGACCGTGTCGTACCAGTCGTTGAGCAGGTTGCGGAACCAGTACGAGTGCGGCGCGTCGCTGTACCTGATGCCGTTCTTGGCGAGGAAGCCCTGCACCCCAAGGTGGCCGACGCCGATGCGTCGCTCCGAGTGCATGATGCCGCGCTGCTCCTCGTCCGTCATGTCGCCGTACGTGGCCCGGATCAGGAAGCGCGTCATCAGCTCGTGCGCCCGCGTCAGCCCGGCCTGGTCGATCGGTCCGCCCTTCACCTTGGGGGCGAAGTGGTCGAGGTTGACGTGGCCGAGCACGCACGCACCGGTCGGGGGGAGTGCGATCTCTCCGCATGGGTTGGTCGCGATGACCTCGTTGACCTCCCCCTCGTTGGAGTGCGAGGAGTTCCAGTAGCCGGGCTCACCGTTGCGGAGCATCGCGCCGACCGCCAGCCCGTGGATCTCGACGGCCTCCGAGTGCCGGCCGTCCGTCACCTCGTTCAGCGCCTGGACGAACCGGTCGTCGATCTCGACGGAGATGTTCGTGGTCCAGTGCTTACTGCCGTCCGCCTTGCAGTTGAGGAAGTCGTGGATGAACGGGTCGTCCCAGCGCACGATCGACATGCGGGCCGAGCGCCGGACGCCGCCCGAGACGACGCACTCCGCGATGGCGTGGTCGATCTCCATCGCCTCGGTGGGGGTGACGTGCTCACCCTTGGAGGCGGACAGGATGCGGCCTACCTCCTGGAGCATCCGAGCGAACGGGCCGGGGCCGCTGGCCGTGCCGCCGAACGTCTTCAGGCGCGAGCCCTTGCAGCGCACTCGGCTCACGTCGTAGACGCGGGCCTTGTGCTTCACTTCGCCGTCGCTCATGAACGTGTCGATCAGGTCGACGAGGGCGTCAGCCCATCCCTCGCGGGAGTCCTCGACCTCGAAGGCTCCGGCCCAGTCGGAGTCGTACTCCGTCGAGAGCAGGCCCGCGGCCTTCATCTCCTCGTAGTCCTGGTGCATCGGGTCGCACACCACGTGGACGTCGAGCTCGCGGCGCGGGGCGCCGAACGGCTGGAGGTACTTGGAGCTGTAGTTGCCGCCGACCCCGCCGCCTTCCATCAGGCGCATGAAGGTGAACTCGAAGTGCCGGCTCAGCTCGTCTCCCCACGGGGCGACGTGGCAGTTGAACAGGTACTGGCGGCCCTTCACGCCCGTCGCCCACAGATGGCGCCCTGCGGGGATGATGGCGAACTGGTCCATGTAGGAGACCAGCTCGTCGCGTTCGGCCCGCACGTCGTCACTCCAGGCCGTCTCGTCGGTGCCGTGGACGAGGGCGAGGTTGCCGCGCGCTACGCGGCGGACGGTGTCGGGCCAGGTCTCCTTCGACCCGTCAGCCAGGGTCCGGGAGTACGTGCGGTTGTAGACGAGCTCGCCGGTCGGGCCGAAGGGAACGTCGAAGGTGTCAGTCACTGGGTAAGTCCTCCTTGAAGTCTGATGTCTCTCACTGCCTGAAGGGGGCGGCCCGGATCGGCCACCCCCTGCGTCACTTGCACACTCGCGCCGTTACAGCGGCCGACCAGTCAGCTCGCCCAGCACCACGATCAGGCGCTTCAGCGTGCCCGCGCTGTACGCGGCGAGGTCGGACAGCACCATGATCTGTGCCGCCGTCTCCTCCGCGGTCGGCGCCGGGTTGGCGAAGTACGCCAGGCTCAGGTCGATCCGCTCGTCGAGGTAGGGAATCGCCGCCTCGGCCTGGACTCGCAGCCCGTCGAGCGCCATGCGCTTGTCCCGACTGGCCAGCTCCTCCTCGCTGTACGGGCGGGAGAAGACGGGCCCGTTGCGCCAGTAGTAGGTCAGGGTGGCGTCGTCCCAGAACTCCTTGTGGAACTCGGTCATCCCTGCCGGGGGCTCGACACCCTCGACCGGCTGCTCCGGTGCGGTCTCACTCACTCTGCTCATCCTCCAATTGGTCGTATCCGTCGATGTACTTGTCGCCGTTCAGGTGGGCTGTCAGCTTGCCGACGCCTCGCTCGACCCGGTAGCGAACGGCACGGCCGCTCACCTCCTGGAAGGCTGCGATCACGTCGTCGTGCTCGTCGAACGCGAAGCGGAGGAACACCGCCTGCCGCTCGGCGAGGGACAGGTCGGTGTGCTTCCACGCGTGCTTGATGTCCGCGATGTGCACGAAGAGCGGGCTGCCCTTCTTGGGGTCCTTGTGTCCGCGCGGCATGTCCGCGTCGGGGACCTGCTCGGCCTTCATGCCGTACGCCGCGTCGCCGTCCCAGACGGCTGGCAGGATGTGCTCGACGAGGGCTCGGTTGTAGCTGCTCACTCGGCCTCGCCGAAGGCTTCGGCGTTCGCCTCGTACGACACCTGCTTGCGAGCGTGCGATGCGTGCGTCCTGAACTTCGTCCGCAGGATGCGGTACCCCCGGTAATTCAGCACGCCTGCCGGGTTGTCCGCCTCGGCGATGACCTCGCGAACCATGCGGGGCCTCTCCGCGAACGCGACCAGGAGCTCCTGCTCCATGTCCTCGCGCTCGACCACGCCCTCGTAGTCACGGGCGAAGCTGTACGCCGCGCTACGTGCGGCTCCTGCTACGTCAGGGATCTCGATGACGGACCAGTCGACCGTCGCCTGCTCGGCCGTCTCGTACTCAGTCACCTCCAGGTCGGTGATCTGGATGCTCACTTGCTTACAACCTCCTTCACGGGCACACGCCCGTCCTTGGTTACTGCGACGATCAGTCCGGGGGCTCCTCCCGAGCCTCTGCTGTGCCGGAACCACGTCGACTCGGACTCCATCGACGGCGCCTGGATGAAGGTCCGCGGGCCGTCTGCTTCGATCAGTTCGTGGTGCAGGTGGCCGGCGAGGAGGACGTCCGCCTGGTGCATGGCGGAGTCCTTGTTGAACGCCTGGCCCTTCCACCAGTCCCACTGCTTGCCTGGCCGGAATTGGTGGCCGTGGACGTGGGCGACGACGGTGCCCGAGCACTCGACGACGACGCTCAGCTCGTCCGTGTCGGGGACGAAGAACTCGACGTGGCCGAACCGGTCGGGGTTGAGGTCCGCTGCGTCCTTGACGGCGATCAGGGACTCGGTGTCATGGCTGTCGTCGTAGCGGGTCACGCCCTTGCCGGAGAACCGGACGGCCTCGCCGTGGTTGCCAGGGACGGCGACCATCGTGAGGCGGCTGCACTTCGGGGCGAAGAGCAGGAGCGCGTGGAGCATCACCCGGCGAGTGAGGCGGATCTGCTCGTTCAGGGTGAGCGGGGTCCGCCACACGTTGGCGCCGCCCTGCGAGACGAAGCCTTCGATGTGGTCGCCAGCCCACGCGATGTGGACGTGGGCGATGGAGAACCGGAGGCGGTACTCGTCGAGGAGGCGGGCCGCCTCGTTCAGGCACTCGACCGTGCGGCGGAGCGTTCCCTCGACTCCGTCGCCGTCGATCTTGCCGAACTGCATGTCGCCGAGGATGACCAGGAAGGTGTGCTCGCCGGCCTGCTCGTCGCGTTCGAGGATCGGGCTGGAGTCGATGGCTGCCAGCAGCTCGTCGAGGCCCAGCTCCGAATCTGTCACAGTTGCACACTTGGTGCGAGCGAAGGAGAAGCGGGTGCTCACGCCCGTGTCCCCGTTGGCCATCGTCCACTCCGAGGAGCGGAAGCCGGTGACCGTCCACTCCGCAGGGTCCAGGCCCTGGTTGCGGAGCACGTCGGTCGCGGCGGACTCGGTCTGCTCGAAGGTCTCGGCCCGGACAGTCACGTCCGCGGCGTCGCCCTTGACCTCGATCTGCCGGGTGAAGTCCTTCTCGGGGTCCGTGGTCCTGGCCGCGACCGTGGGGCCGATCGGCTTGGCGAGGAGTCCGTCAAGCAGCTCGCTCACTGGAGCCTCCTTCCTGCCGAAGTGCTCGGCGGTATGTGCGGATGGTGGTGGCGGACACGTCGTGCCCGTGGATGCGCAGGATGGATGCGAGCCAGTCGGCCGAGGTCTGGCCGATCAGGTGGGGTACGAGGGCGTCTCGTTCCTCCAGGGTCAGAGCCGACCAGATGTCGATCAGCGTCGGGCCCGGCGTGCCGGGCAGTTCGGGGTAGGTCACTTCACACCGACCTGGTGATCGCGAGCTCGACGATCTCGACGTCTTCCGGCCAGTCCGTGTGCTCGGTTCCGAAGTAGGCGAAGTATCCAGGGGAGTCGGAGTCGTACCGGCAGAACTTGGCCAGCACCACTTCGTGACTCCCGCGCGGTACAACGTAGGCAAGTCGTCCATGCTTCAGTGCGACAGCCACTCAGTCGAACACCCCCAACTCCGAGGCCCAGTACATCTGGACCAGCTCGAACGTCTCTTCCTTGGTGAAGCCCTCCTTGCGGAGGGATGCGCGCAGATCGCCCACGATGGAGGCGGCCCGCTTCGCGGCGGAGAAGTGATCGACGATCGGCTCGACGTCGGTGGCCTCCCACTCCTCTTCGGCGCTCACTGCCTACCGTCCAGGGCGACGGCCTGGTTGAGGGCGACGGCAGAGAGCTGAAGCAGCGCGTACCGCTGCTCGTGCTCGTAGCTGCCCAGGGCCTCGAAGGCGAGCGACAGGAGCAGGGCGTCGAACGTGCCCTTCTCGCCGTACTCCTTGCCCCACGCGGCCGAGCGCCGGTCGTGCGCCTCGATGCGGTCCTTGGGGGCCGGCTTCACGTCGTACTCGCCGAGGTGCTTCGCGGCCTGCTTCATGTCGGTGATGGCCCGCGCCATCGGGTCCGGCTTCCGGCCACCCTTCTTCGGTGCCTGCTCGGTGTCGACCGTCTCGGTCTCTGCCACTGTCAGTCCTCCTTCTTCTGGACCAGGGAGAGCAGGTGCTCGGCCCCGTGTGCCATGTAGGTGTCGGTCACGTCAGCCCGTAGCCGTACCGCCTTGGCGGAGCGGAGCTGGCGTGTGATCTTGCCGGTGAGCTCGGCTCCCGCGTCGTCCGGATCGGCCCACGTCCACACGCGGTTGAAGCCAGCGAGCATCCTTCGGTGCCTGCCGAACCACATGTTGGCGCCGGGGATGGCGACCGCGTGGAGTCCGAGCTTGTTCAGGATGATGGCGTCGAGCTCGCCCTCGGTGACGTGGATCTCTTCGCCTGCACGGTGGACGGCCCCGACATGGAACATGCGGGGGATGTCGTCCTTGATGGTGTTGTACTTGCCGTGGAAGTAGTCGCGGTGGTTGTGCTCGCTCAGGCAGCGGAACCGCACGGTGAGCGGCTGGCCGTCTCGACCGAGGTAGGGGATCGCGAGCATCCCTCGGTACTTCTCGTGTCCGGGTGCCGGGTCAGCGACGATGCCGAGCCGGAAGGCCAGCGCCTCGTCCCGCCCGATCCCTCGGGCCATCAGGTAGGACGCCGTCTCGGCCGTGAGGTGCGCCTGGTAGGTGGCTACGGCCTCCTCCAGCATCTCCTTCTGGGACGTCGAGAGCGGTGTGAGCGGTTCGTGCTCGGCCAAGCTGTTCTCCTCCTTCTACTTCCTCTTCCAGGCCGGCACGTAGCCGCCGCCTGGCTTCTGTCCGGGCTTCTTCGCTGCCCGGTGGCCGCCTCCGTAACGGCTGGTGTAGCTGTCCTGCTTGGCGACCGCGCCCTCTTCGAGGCCGTGCTCCTTGGCGTACGCCTTGGCCTGCTTGAAGTCGATCGCCTTGTTGAGCTGCATGTCGTGGTACTTCTCGATGAGGGTGAAGCTGTCTCCGCCGTTCGAGCAGGAGTGGCAGTTCCACAGGCCCTCGTCGAGCCGGTAGCTGAACGACGGTGTGTTGTCGTCGTGCAGTGGACACTTGGCCATGCCCGAGTTCCGCTGGTCGTTGAAGTCCACGTCGAAGTGGTGCATGACCGAGTCGAGCAGGGGCTTGCTGTCCGAACCGCCGCCCTGGTCGGCGTCGATGCGGTGGAACCTCATGGGTGCGTCACCTCCAGGGCCTCCTCGACGGCGAGGATCAGGGCCAGGTCGGAGTCGGGGTCTTCGATGTAGGCGAAGAACGCTTCCGTCTCGTCGTGCAGCGCATCGAGCTCGGCCTGTGTCATGTCCCAGCCCATGAACCCGATCACTGCGGGTCCAGCCCGAGGTAGTCCTCGACGGTCGTGAGCACGAACGCCTTGCGCCAGTTCTTGCCGCGCCGCTTGACGACGACGATCGACTCGACGTCCTCCAGGTCCAGGCCGCGGTGCTTGGCGAAGTTCTCGCGCTCGACGATCGCCTCACCGAGGAAGACGCCCGGCTCGAACTTGGCGTTCTTCGCCTCGATCACCAGGTACTTGCCGTCGCCCTCACGGACGACCATGTCGCCCTCGTCCTCGGCGCCGGCCAGGCGAAGGGACTCGACGTCGAACCCCTCGCTCCGCAGACCTTCACGCAGGTCGGTCTCCCACTGCGCGCCGACTCGCTTGTTGCGCTTGTTCCTCGCCGCGATGCTGTTGCTCAACTTGCACACCACCTCCCAGTAATGCCGAGCGGACGCCCGACTGATGTTTGCGACAGTATCACACTACGAGCCAAGACTCAACGCAACCTTGGTCGGCGACCACTCCTCGCCAGGCTTGGCCTGCGCCGCCTGGACGATGGCCCGCTTCTCCGCCTTCGCGAAGCGCGTGTACTCCGGCTGGCAGATCATCGTCGCGTAGCGGCCCGCAGTGGGGTCACACGGGCCCATGCGCTGCTTGATGCACGCCACGTTGTAGGCCAGCGAGGTCGGGTCCAGAGCCACGGAGAGCGAGAGCTCGGGCTTCTCGGACAGGCCGCCCTTGACCTGGTCGCGGGACGGGGGAGCCCAAGGGTTCGTCTTGGCTTCCCAGTTCTTGTCGCTCGCGTGGTGAAGGATGATGACCGTTGCGCCCGTATGGCGGGCGATCTCGGTGCAGCCCTGCATCACGGCCATCTGCTCGGTGTAGTCCGACTCGGCGCCCTCGAAGTCCATGAGGTTGTCGAAGACCAGGACTTCCGGGTACCGGTCCCACAGCTCGACGTACGCCTCCAGCTCCTCGTCGACCGAGCGCCAGGAGATGGGGGAGCCGAAGGAGAAGGTGATGTTCGAGTCGGCCAGCGCGTCGATGTACGCCTGCCTGTACTTGCCGCCCTCAGCCATGCCGGCCTCGACCATCTCGGTCGTGTCCCGCGTAGCCATGGAGGCGAGCCGGGACGAGGCGGTAAAGGCACTCATGTCCGCGGAGAAGTACAGCGTCGGCAGGTTCATCTGTGCAACCCAGAAGAGGGCGAAGCCCGACTTCTGCGTACCGGATCGACCGGCCACCATGATGACCTCGCCGTGCCGGGGTCGAACGCCCATGGCGTACAGGTCGTCGAACGCCTCTACGCGCGGGAGTTCACGGCCGCTTGCAGCATGGAGCGCAAGGGACCTGCCTGGGGTGAGCACTGAGTGGACTCCTCTCGGTAGATGGTCTTCTTGATGCCGGACGCCTCGATCAGCGTCTGACAGGCCGGGCACGGCTTCCGGGTCACGTACAGCGTGGCGCCTGCCAGCTCGTACGGATCGGCGTGCTCGATGGCGTTGCGTTCGGCGTGTGTCGCGATGCAGTTCGCGTAGTCGCTGTCCGCCGCGATCTCGCCGTAGGACATCAGTCCTCGCGGGCAGTTGCCCGCACTCTCACAGCCGGGGATACCGGCGATGGCTCCGTTGTACCCAACGGCAAGGACACGATGTGTCCGGCTCAGGATCACGGCTCCGACCTTGGAGCGTGTGCAGTCGGCTCTCGTAGCCACGACGTCAGCCATGGCCAGGGCCCACTCGTCCCAGCTTGGTCTCACTCGACCCTCCCTCCTGCGGGCTGGCGCCCGCGCATGTGCCTCCCTCCTTCTCGCAGCGACACTTACACAGTCAGGTCAGTCGAAGTCGGGAGCGTCAGCGACAGCCTCCTCGGCCGCCTTCTCCCGCTTCTCGGCGTACGCGACGACCGCGTTGCGGACACCCGCGTCGGTCACCGGACGCCACACCCACGCCGGGTGCGCGCCGGGCTTCTTCGGGGGAACCTGCTCCAGGCGCACGATCGTGGCGCCACCGACGATGGTCTCCAGGTCACGGGCGAGGATGGTCTGCTCGATCCTCTGGCCCTTGGTCACCTGCGGGGTGCCGGCCTGGAGGGCCGAGCCGTCCTGGAAGACGGTCACGTCCGCGAGGACGGAGTCCTTCGGGCCGTTCGGGGTGGGGCGCTGACGGTCGAACGAGTGGACCTCGATCAGGATGGCCGGCGCGGTGATGTTGTCCTTCGGCTTGAACCATCCGCCGCCCTGGACCGGGATGTCGATGAGGTTGAGAGCCACTGTGTTGATCTCCTTCGTTCGTTGCCCACGCGGGCAGTTACGTTGTGATGTGGGTTGCTGGTGCTGCGGTTGGATCAGGCGGCGCTGAGCGCCTTGCCCTTCGCCTTCCAGGCCGCCATGACGGCGGGGTCGGCGAAGAAGGACTGGTTCTCAGCCCAGAGCTTCTTCAGCTCCTGGACCGTGGTCTTCTTCTCGATCTCCCCGAGGATGTACGCGTTGGGGTCTTCCTTCGTCGGCTCTGCGACACTTGCACTACCCGGCCAGGGGGCGGACTGGGTGGCAGACGCAGCCGCCCACGGGTCGTCGGTCGGAGGCTTGGCCGGCTCGGTGGTCTCCTCCACCACCGTGGCTCCGAGCGCCGTAGCGATCAGGCCCTTGCCGTGCGCGATCTGGGTCGCGTTCGTCACGACGCTGCTCAGGCTCAGGCCGACCTGCGTGGCCGGGTCCATCCCGAAGAAGTCGAGGATGTCCGCCCTGATCTCCATGGTCGTCCCGCGGAAGACCGCCCAGGTGGCGTCGTGCCCCTTGTCGTACTTGATCGTGACGCTCAGTTCACTCACTGTGTTCCGTTCCCCTCTCTCTCGCTGTCGTTGTCCACCGTATTCGATCTTCAGTCGGTGTGCAACCTTCGCTTACCTCGTTGTCTCCGGGGTTTCCCTCGTTGACGTAGTTCAACTTACACACTCTCGGAGTTGAAATCAACTCCAGTTCATGTGGCCTGCGTCACGAAGGGCTTCATCGCACCCTTCGTCGAGCGTGCCTTGCGGATCGTGAGTGCAAGGTTCGCCAGCGCCCACCCGATGTTCAGGTCGACCCAGTACAAGTTACACACTCCGGTGCCCGCTGGCAAGTGCACGATGATGCCCCAGTCCTGGTTCACGGGAGGCAGCGGCGAGTAAGCGGCAGCCGCCTGCTCAGCCGAGAACTCCTGCTTCTTCCACGCCTTGAACGCCTTCTCGTCATCCACGTCCACGGGGAACTGCTTGTGGTCGTACAGCTTGCCGCGCGAGTACACCGCGAGCTGCGACGCCATCTTCAGCTTGCCGTACTCGATCGTGCCGGTCTTCGTGTCCGTGATGAAGTTGCCTGAGATCGGCTTGCCGTCCGGGCCGGGCCCGTCGTAGTACGACAGCCGGTCGAACGTGCCACCCACGGACAGCTCAGGCACCGCGACGAACTGCTCGATCGCGATGACCTTCAGCACGGACGTGGCCATCATGTACGCGGCCATGTCGTCGAGGTCCGCTCCCGAGATGGTCTTGGGGAGCGGCTCTCCACGGTCCACATACTCCGACAGGTCGTGTAGGTACGTGCCCTTGCGCGACTTGTCGTTCGCGCCGGCTGCGTCCTTGGCCTGCTCAGTAAGCGAGTTGAGCTTCCGCTTGTCGGAGGAGTCGTCCGGATCCAAGTCCCGCGCTTGCTCCAGCAAGTCGGGCCTGCGCGAAGAACCGAGCAACACCATCCGCCCTTGCCAGTCGATCAAGTTCGACTTGTCCTCGATGCAGTCGATGAACGTCGTGGTGCGGGTGTGTCCCTTCGGCTTGCCGCCGCCCTCGGGAACGATCAGCGGCCTGCTCCACCCGTCCCTTGGGACGGAGTGATTCGGATGTACGGGGCGTGCTTGCTGCGGTATGTCCAGAAGATTCAGGGCCACTCAGTTCTCCTCTGTTCGGGGGTGTGTGGACGGGGCCGGTGATCGGGGTCGGGTCTTCCTTGTGGGCGCCGTTGGGGGTGCCGTCAGGGGTGAAGACATCCTTCACCGCGTTTCCGTACTCTTCGCGGCTGTGGAGTGCCGGGCTCGGAAGTATGAGGGCGCCTGCAACGCAGGCCGCCAGGGCGAACGTGCTGGCCGCGCGCTTGGCGATCGAGCGGGCCGGCCTCTGCTGAATGATGACGGGCTGTACGGCGTACTCAGCGATGGGGGCAAGGTAGATGCGGACGGTGCCGTCCTCCAGCAGCTCGGGCTCGCACTCGTCCTCGTCCAGTGGCTCCAGGCCCCGGCTCTTCGCCGCATCCAGGACGGTCCTCATGGCGCTGGCTTTGTGTCCCGGCCTTGCGTCGATGTGGAAGTCGTACTCCTCCTCGTCAACCGTGAGCGTGATCAACCGGTCCGGAGAGCTGAACTCCCCGCGCCATCCCCCAGGTGTAGTAGAAGTGCCCGCCCCCTTGTGGTTTTCCACTCGTAACCCTCCTTCTGTGCAAGTGTCGCTGAGGTGACCCATACTGCACGAGCACTGGGTCAGTGTCAAGTCAAGTTTTGCAAGCTCTTCTAACAAAACCTTCACGTCCGGAGGGTAAGACTCCACAAGTGGGCGCATGGTTGTACGCACCACGGAGATCCGGAATGTATGACTCCGCAACCGGCCGGATGGTTGCACGGAATGAACACAATCTTTGAAGTTTCAATCTACTGCCCCTACCCTGGGTACAGGAGAGCCCCCCGCAGTTCGGATGCGGGGGGCTCTGCTTGCGTCTGCCGGCCTACCGGTCGGCATTGGGGCGGGGTGTCGTCTTCTGCTTCGGGGCATGGATGAGGTCATCGTCGCCCTTCTGCCGCGGCACGTAGAAGAAGCCTTCCTCGGTGTCCGGGTCGTAGTGCACGACCGCGTTCTCCTCCTTCAGCATCTCCAGCCAGTTGGCCAGCCGGGACGTGTCCTGCTCGGTCAGCTCCTTGCCTGCACGGCGCCGAGCCTCTGCCCGGAGCATCGCCAGGGGGTAGGCCCAGCGGTGCTCCTCCTTCACGAACCAGGGGATGAGCTCGTCATCCCGTACGATCCGCCGATCGAGACCCCGGCGTCGCCGGAAGTTCCCCCACATCGACGGAACCGTGTCGATGTTGTACTTCCGTTTGTACTCCTTGATCATCCAGTCGTAGGTCCGACCTTCCTCGAACCAACGGATGACCTCCTGCTCATCCTGGATCTTCCGCTTACCCATGTGCCTCCTGACGTCGTTGTCACCATGTTCACTTCGTCGTGATCATGGTCAGTAACACTTCCACAGTAACCCAGCACAGTCAACAATGCACAGGTATCGTGGTGGTCACACCAACATTCACAGCGGGAGGGATGAGAGAGCGTGAAGCTGCAAGTGACCGCGTGCGACATTGACAAGAAGTTCCCCGCCAAGACTTACACCATCACAGCGAGCGATGGTCGCAGTATCACAAAGGATCTGTGCGAGGAGCACGCCGAGCCCTTCGAGGAGTGGCTGGAAGAGGCGGAGGTCGTCGAGGAGGCCGAGCCCGTATGCGAGCCCGAGCCCGAGCCCGAGCCGAAGCCGGCCCCCGCACCGAAGGTCGTCAAGCAGGCGCCGGCCAAGCAAGCGCCAGCCAAGAAGGCGACAGCGCCTCGACGGCGACCGAAGATCGTCAGCCTGGAAGAGATCGAGAAGGCCAAGCAGAACTGAGACAAGAAGAAAGCCCCCGCCAGCCACAAGGCCAGCGGGGGCTTCTCTCATTCCGAGTCGGACTGCTCGACGAACCCGAACGCGGTCAGCGCCTGTATGACGAGCGCGACCTGCGGGTAGTCGGTGCCGAAGTAGGTGGCCAGGGACAGGGCCACGCCGACAGCGGCTGCGACCAGCCCGGCCTTGGACTTGTAGTTGGTGGGCAGGGCCCCGGCGATACGCGCCAGGCCCTTACTCGACAGCTTCGCGTGCTTGCTCACTTGATACCGGCCTCCTTCTGAAGCTCCTTGAAGCCGGACTTCCCGATGACCGGGTCGTACGACTTGCCCGCGGTGCGCAGGTGGGGGTTCTTGTTGTGGAACCGGGCGACCGCCTTCTGGGTCTCCGGGCCGTAGTAGGTGCTGTACGCGCCGGGGATCGGGCCGTAGCCCGCCTTGACCAGGAACTTCTGGAGATCCTTGACCTGCGCGTGCCGGGCACCGGGCTTGACGGCCGAGTTCAGGGCGACGATCTTCGAGACCGGCTTCGGGGCAGGCTTGGCAGGGGCCGGCGCGGGAGCCGCAGGCTTGCCCTTCTTCGCCTTGACCAGCTCGATGAGCCGCTTGATCGGGAAGTTGCCGGGGTCGCCGTGGTCGTTCTCCGGGACGTGCTGGTGACCGCAGATCCCCTTGAACGCGTTCCACTCGGCGAAGGACATGCGCTGCCCGCTCTTCGAGCCGTAGCTCGACGGGTAGCTCAGCCACGGCTTCGAGGTGGAGACGAGCGGTACGTCGTAGGTGTCGGTCAGCCAGTCGACCAGGTCGACCAGGCCCGCGAGGTCCGCGTCGTCAGCGCCGGGCCAGTAGAGGCCGGGGCCACCCTTGGCGCAGGTGCCGACGAGCTCGATCTGGATGACGTTGAGGGTGTTGGTGTCGACGCCCCCCGCTGCGTTGACCAGGGCCCGAGCGGAGTGGTTGGCGTAGAAGTGCTGGTGCACCTCCTTGCCCTTGACGGTGAAGGTCGGCGCCGAGCCGCCCCCTCCGTAAGAGGGGAACGAGCCGCCCTCGGTGGTGTGGATGACGATGACGTTCGGGTGCGGCATGGTGTCGCCGGAGTACGCCTTGCCGAACCACTGGACGGTGGAGTTGCCTCCGGGGTAGATGTGCGCGGTCACGCTGTTCGTTCTCCTTCCATCAGCCCGTGAGCTGCCGCACGGCGGCCACCACAGGGCGGGTGTCTTCGATGTGGTCGTCGAGGCGTTCGGCGACAGACAGTCGCTCGCGCCGTTCGTGGTTGATCTCGTTGCGCAGGGCGGACAGCTCCTCGCTGTGCCGCTCCTGGCCGTCGATGACCCGGTCGATCCGGAACATCACGGAGTCGAGGTCGTCTCGCAGGTTCGTGCTGTGCGTGTTGGCAACGTGGTCTCGCGCCACTTGCACGTTCTCGCGCACTTCGCTCATCGCGTTCGCCTGGCGCCGCATCATCTCGATGAGGACGCCGACGAGGGCGACACACACGGTGCCGCCCGTCGTGACGACTGCAACTTGCACACTGGGGTCCATGGCCATCGCGGTCACGACAGCTTGGCCTCCAGGCGGGCCAGGCGCGCTTCGAGGTCTTCGATCTGCTTGGCCTGGCGCTGGACGACGGGGAGCAGGGCAACGCCCAGCAGGTCGTAGCGCAGGGCGTCGACCTCGCCGTCCATGTACTGGACGATCCAGTTCAGCCCGAGGTCGTGGGCCTCGTCAGCGATCAGGCCGACCTCGCCCTTGCGGCCGGGACGGAGCTTGCCGGTCTCCTCGTCGACCTGGTCCTTGCGGTCGTAGATGACCGGCCGCATCTTCAGGACGGTGTCCGGGTCGATCTCGAAGTCCTGGATGTTCTCCTTGAACTTCCGGGCGGAGGTGTTCCGGCAGAAGGTGCCCGAGCCCTCGACCCACACCGCGTACCAGGTGCCGTCCGTCGCGGTGTTGGAGTACGGCTTCTTCGAGCCGTTCGCCCAGGAGATCGTGTCGCCAGACTCCAGGTAGCTGGAGTGGGAGTGCGAGCTCGGGGCGAAGGTCGACGGCTTCGAGGTGATCGAGGACCAGGAGTGCGAGTGAGTCGACGGCGCGAAGGTCGTGGGCTTGCCGGTGACGTCGTCCCAGTCGTGCGAGTGCGTGGACGGGGCGAAGGTGGTCGGCTTGCCAGTGATGTCGGCGTACGCGTGGCTGTGCGTGGACGGGGTGAACGAGGCCGGCTTGTTGGTCAACGTGTTCCAGTCGACCGCGGCGACCAGTGAGGTCCAGGCCGTGCCGTTCCAGAACTCCCAGGTGTTGGTCGACTGGTTGAAGCCGAGCCGGCCGATGCGCGGAGAGGAGGGCCGGGTGCTGGTGGTCCAGCCGCCGACCGTGTTCCCGAGGAACTGGCGCTCGCCCTGCACGGAGGCGGCAGAGATCGAGGTGACGCTGGCACCGACTGCGACCGTGGCCAGGCCGAACTCGTAGATGCCCGTGTCTGTCTGGGTCAGGGCGGGCGGAGTCGACGAGCCGGCCGTGCCGGTCTTGACTGCCAGGGTGATGGAGTTGGTTGCCGGGTCCAGCTTCAGGACCACGCGGTCAACTCGGGCGGTGGTGTTGGATGCCGCGACGGTCAGCACCTCGGTCGCCGTCGAGTAGATGGCGTGGCCGCGCACGATCGCGAAGCCGGAGCTGACCTTGACGGTCATGCCAGTGCCGTCCGCGTACGCGTAGAACGCGCTGCCTCCGACGCCATCGGCCACGCCAGTGGACTGGAACTCCCGGAAGAGACGGGAGTAGTCGGACTCGGTGACAGCCGTGCTGTCGAAGGGGTAAGACGTGATCGCCACTTGCTGGGCCTCCTTGGGTTACAGGACGAAAGCGCCGGAGCAGCGGATCGTCTCGCCTACTTCGATGCTGTATGTGTTCGTGGTCCGGATGGTGACCTCGCCGTTCGTCGTGACGTCGCACTCGCCGTCCGCGTAGCCCGTCGAGTAGAGGGCGGTCACGGTGCGGGCCGGGCGGTATCCGTCAGGCAGGGTCGCGATGACGGTGTCGGCGAGGTTGTACGGGGCGGTTGCCCCCGCGTTGAACTTGGTCGTGACGGCCAGGTCGAAGCCGAAGGAACAGACTCCGTTGATCTTCCGGCCCTGGAAGTTGTTGACGGTAACGCCCGCCCCCGGCGTCAGTCCTGACGTCACGACGGTCGTGACGACCGGGTCCGCGACCGGGGGCGGGTAGAGGGACGCTCCCACTTGCACACTCCTTACGCGATGGCCATGACCATCTGGTCGTGGTTGAGCTGGAAGTTGGCCTTCGTGATCGTGGTCGGCATCCCGGTCGTCCCCATCGTGATGCTGTTGAGGTAGGCGTTCCGGATGAACGCGGTCGACAGGTTGTGGAAGACCGACGTGTTGGTCGCCGCCTCGTTCTGCGCGTAGAAGTAGTAGAAGTCGGTGCTCACACCGGCACTCATCTGGAAGGCGCCCCAGTACCGGCCGGGCTGCAAGGTGACCGACCCGGTAAGCGGGAAGGGCACGGCGCCAGCGTGCGAGCTCGCCTGCACGGTAGGTGCGCCCGACTCCTGACCGGCCGGCCCGACGTTCGACAGGCCCGCGGTCCCCGAGGTGGCAACCCGGCTGCCGCTCTCGTTGTAGATGCCCGCCCAGAAGCGAGCTGCCGGAACGGCCGTCGAGCCGGCCCAACCCGCGGCGAACACGAAGAGCTCGCTGACCGTGGTCGGCTCGGTGATGTTGAACCCTGCGAGGTAGGTGCGCCCGATCGTGATCGAGCGGCCAGTTGTTGGGGTGGCCAGCGTGCCCGGATCGACGGACCACGCCTGGAATCCGACCGACTGCGGGGTCCACTCGTTCTTCGCTACCGCCGCAGGTATCTGCGCGATCGGCAGGCGAGTCGTCGAGTCCAGCGAGGCGACGCCCGAGGCGGCAGCCTTCTGGCTCGTCGGGATGGCGCTGACGTCGGCAGCCGTCAGGGAGACGGCGCCCGCCTTGGTGTTCACCGAGGTGACGGGAGCGGCCGGAGGGTTCTGGACGACGACGGTTGCGCCGTCGGCCTGCTTCACCTTCAGCACGCCACTCTCGACATACAGCACAGCGCCGGACGGAGTGGTCGTCGGGACCGTGGTGGCGTTGGCCATCGCCAGGACTGAGCCGGACGCACCACCGAAGGAGGCGGAGGCTCCGATGCGGAGGTTGTCCACCTGGCTCGTGCCGACTGACGTCAGCGCACCGCCGAGCGTCAGGGCGCCTGTTGCAGTGAGCGAGAACTTGTCGACGCCGTTGACCCGCATCACCTGAAGCCGGGCAGCCTGCCCCGAAGGGGAGTCGGTGACGATCGGGTTCTGGTTGATGTCCGCCGAGTTGACGACGAAGCCCTTCGCTGTGACGACGCCGGTCGTCGTGCCGTTCGCGTCGGTCGGTAGGGCGTTCACATCCGACGCGGCCAGGGCGACCACGCCAGTCTTGCCGTTGACGGAGGAGACAGCACCACCGCCACCACCGGCGCCGAGCTGGAAGACGGTGCCGTCTCCCTGCTTGACGTAGGCGACGCCACTCTTCGAGTAGAGGAAGGCGCCGCCCGTAGCGGTAGCCGGGTCGGCGGCGATGTCTCGCAGGCCAACCGCTCCGGCCGAGGTGACCTGGGCGGAGCCGTGGTGCGTCGTTGTGCCGAAGGTGATCGTGCCGTCCGACCGCCTGGCGTGGATGACGGTCTTGTTGAACGAGCCGTCGTCGTTGCGTGCGGACAGGCGGAAGTCAGAACCGACAGCCGAGCCGGCCTCGGCGACGTCATCGACCTGGGCCTCCCAACGGCTGGCGCCATCGGTCAGCCAGCGGAAGACGCGGTAGTTACCGGCGGACTTGTCGA